GTCCCCGTTGAAGCGGTGCAGGGCCGTCTCGACGAGATTGCAGAACGACTTGTCACCGAGCAGGATTTCGGCGCACGGGTTGATGCCCGAGAACCATGGCGCGCGCTTCTTCGCCGCAGCGGCGTTGATGAAGCCGGGCTCGCTGCCGCCCGCGTCCTGCATGAGCGCGAACACCTCCTGCAGCTCCGCCCGCGTCGGACGCGAGTAGAACATCAGGCTGTTGTTCGACTGCGCGCGCTGAGGCTGCCCGTGGTCGAAGTGGTCCTTCTTCGCCAACGCGAACTCACGCCACTCCGGGTCGCCGTACGCGAGGACCGCGATCTCCGCCGAGCGACGCGACGACAGGATGGTGCCGAGCCAATTAAGGACATCGAGAATGTCGATGGCACTGAGCAGCTTGCCAGCCTTTCGGGACATGATGCGCGCGATGGCGACGTAGGCCTTGGCGATCTGCTCGTCACCGCTGGAAATCCAGCCGTACGAACGCAGACGCCCGCCCGCGCCACGGATGTTGGAGAAGTCGAGCACGAGCTTCTTCGCGTCGTACTTGCCCGCCAGGAGCTTGCCGATCGAGCGAGCCCACGCCTGCGCACTGTCGCCGACACGGATCGTCCACACACCCGTCTTCGGGTCGAAGTTCTCGTAGTTCGCCTCGGGGCCGCGATCGTCGGGCGCACGCTTGGTGCGGATCACCTCGACGTTGTGGATCGGACGCTTGAAGCCGTTGAGCACGCCGGGCACCGGGCGGAAGCCGACGCCGCAACCCTGAAGCAGGAGCCACAGCGCATCGACGACGTCGTGCACCGTCCTGATCTCGACGAAGCTGCAGTTGAAGTTGGAAGACTCGCGCGTCTTCGCGATGTCGGTGCCACCGAGCCAGCGGGTGCGTCCCGCCACGGTGATCTTCCTGTCGAGGAAGAGAGCCTTCAGCTCCTGCAGCTCCGCTTCCTCGGAAGCGGACAGCGGAACCAGCTCCCAGACTTTCTGCTCACCCTTGCCGGTGAAGATCATGCCACCCTTGGCGCGCTCCCAGAGCCAGCGCTGGTGGGCGACGATGCGGTCGGCAGCCTGATCGACCGTTTCGAAGAGGGTTCCTTCCAGATTGAGGGGGCGGAGGTAGGTGCGGGCCTCCACGATGGCGGCCCGCACAGAAGGCGTCGATTTCAAGGGGTGATCTCCGATAACTATGCGTTAATTCAGGGTTAACGAAGTTATCTAAAGTCACCGAGAAAGTCAATGAGAAGAGTTCACCAGCTCCAGGAATTTCTTCTCACAAAAGGCGCGCAGCTCATCGGTATCCCAGGACTTTGAAATACCAATACCGAGGATCATCGCAGGCGTGAACTTCGTGGTGGAGCCATCGACGGGCGGATCGCATTCGACGAGAAGCTCGACCCCCTCGACCCCGTCTTGCGTTTTGTCCTCAAAGGTGATGGTAACTTTTGCCATTTATGCCACTCTCTCCCAAACACTTACAACGGACAGAATAAGGACGCCTACCAGGGATTGCAACGCGCGAGCCTCGTTCCAGTTAACGAGGCGTAACCGCAGGTGACTGTTCGTTACCTACGGTTTCGCTCAGCTCGCGTTGTGATGTACTCGGACGTTTTGCCCGGTACAGAGGGGCGATCGTCGTTGATCTTGCCCATCATGATGGCGTCGATCAGGATGGCACAGCACGCCATCGTGTGCGCGAGATGGTCGACCAAGCTGTCAGACGCGAGGTCTTCGCCGTCGTACCAGGACGCAAGGTGCCGGAACGCCGCGTCGTAGTAGATCGACGCTGAGACTGTCTTCTCACGCCAGTTGGTCAGACCGTACTTGCGCTTTCCGTCCGTCATCGCCTCTCCGAGCTTCAGGATGGCGACGGGCGGGATGGCAGAGATGCCGGGCTTGGTGATCCCGATGGCGGTCTTCGGGTTGTCGTCAGGATAGGAGGCGGGAGCTTTCGCCCCCGCCGCCTTCGCCTTCCGGGCCGCCATCAGAGGCGCTTACCGACCGTCCGCGTGGACGGGGGCAGGGGCGCATCCGGAGCGGGCTTCTGCTCGACCTGGGGCTCCTCGCCGCTGTCGAGAGACGACAGCTCGGCCTCGGTCCGCCACTCCACGATCCGGAACTTGGGCGCGAACTTCGTTCCCACGCCCTTCACCTGGAAGGAGTCCGCGCCCAGCTCGACGACGGGGACCTTCGGCAGCTTGGTCGCCGGGTCCAGGTTCATCGAGAGCTGCTGGCCGTACTCCTTGAGCAGGCGATTGATCGGGCGGGCCGGGCTGTCGGCCTTCATGATCATATCGCACTGCGGGCCGCCATCGACGCTCCGCACCGGGACCTTGACAGCCATCTTCCAGCCGTCGGACTCCTTCTTCTTCTCGACATGGCGCAGCTCCTTCACGTCGGGCAGAGGCGCCCGAGACATGATGGTCACCCACACCTCGTCGATGAGCTTGCCTTCCGACCAGCACTGGTAGCCGCGCTCGGCATGCAGGAGGTTCATGGCCCAGAGCGAGCCGTCATCGACGGTCTGCTGACCGATCGTCACCCACTGCCCAGTGTTGCCGTTGAAGCGAAGGTAGGCGCCACCGCGCACACCCTGCTCAGCCGCATCCTGAAGGAACGGGTTGTTCACCGGGTCCATCAGGGCGGACAGCCCACCGGCTGCCGCCTTACTCACGAGATCATTCGACATTTCAGTCTTCCAAGTCCTTCACTGTCAGTTGCAAATAATCTTGCCCACGTTTCTGGTACTGAGACAGATCGAGACCGGTGGCTTCGAGCGCTTTCACATCGAGCGTCGAACGACCCGGCATTTTGGCGAGAGTCACCCGCCAACGATCCGTCTTTATTCCTGACCGCTGGATTTCGAGGAGCTTTTCGACGACGTCCTGTTTGACGCGTTTCATCTCATCTTCCAGCGGCTCGAACTGTGACTTCAGTTCGAGGTACTTCCGAACGAGCACTTCCACATCGCCGAGCTGTTCCGGCTCCACGTCGGCGCTCTTCTTCGCCGATGCGTACTCAGACAGAACGGCCTCGCCACATGCCGTCTTGAACGTGCAGTGGTCGCAATCTCCCGACAGCTTGCCTTCCGGGTACATGTCGGAGGCACACGTCGCTTCGAACACGCGCGTCGCCTTGGCCTTCGCCGACTCGTAGACGTCGGGATCGAAGTCGATCAGGAACGGCGTGATGTTGTCGATGAACGAGGCATCGACGTAGAGGATCAGCCAGTGGTCCGGCTTGTATTCCGTCTTCTCGCGGATCAGCCCTAGACCGACTTGCGACTGACCACGGTGTTTCGCTTTTTCGGTCGTGAGATTTGCGCGCGGATCAATCGACTTGATTTCCAAGCCGATGCACCCGGAACGTACCCACGGGATTTCGATCGTGACATTACCGGCCGTGATACGAACAGGCCCTTCCGGAATGCCAGTGATGAGGCCGTCCGGGGTAGCGCTGTTCCTGCCAGAAACCAGCGAGCGCTGGTTAGATTGCCCGGCGAATAGGAGACCCAGAGGTTCCGGAAGATGTCCCTGAAGGGCAGGAGCAACAAAATGATCCTCCAGGATATTGCCGCGCTGCATAGCTCCCCAACGCTGGGGCTCTTCATCCGGCTTGACTCCCTGCTTTCGTCCGATCTTGTCGAACCAGTTCCACCGCTCGCACCGAAACACTTCGGATGCGCCGAGCGTGAGCGAACGATCATGCGACCAGGACTTCTGCTGGGTTGCGATGTAGTCGTTGAAGATTTTGTCCAGATCAATGTGCATGTTCGTTTCGCTCACCTTTCGGCATCCTTAATGACGCAAATCGGGACATGTGTCAACTAGGGTCACTATTCTTTGCGCGCAAATTCGCCGAAATGCTTCTGTGCGGCGGCCCAGTAGGCTTCGTTGGCTTCTTCCGGGGTGCTGAAGTAACCCAGGTGAATGCTCCGACCGCAGAGTCGGATATAGGCTCGATAAGGCTTGTTTGGACAGTTGTTGACGCGGATGACGTTCTTGTATCCGGTCGAGTTGTTCCGTTGCTTAGAGCGATTGCATGCGTTCTGCCCGCGCGACGCTTCGCGAAGATTGCTCCATCGATTGTCGCAACGATCTCCGTTGATATGATCCACCTCCTCTGGCCACGTTCCCGTCATCCAGAACCAAATTAAGCGGTGCTCGTAGTATGCGGTCCTTGAGCCTGGAACGCGGACGCGACGATAGCGTCCTCCTTCTATGTCGTAACCCACACGCCGCCCGAGAGAACGGGAGAAGACTTCTCCCGTCTCAGGATCGTAATGCAGGAGGTCTCTTACGCGAGAGAGGGTCAGTGTGTGGCCGCCCACGAGTCACCTTCCTTAGCTTCCGCGTCGATCGGACACACATATCCGAAGTACAGACCAGCGTCGCGAGCCGCTCGTACTGTTTCTCTCTTCACGATCTCGACGTGCTCGGTCCTGCACGCCACCTGCGTCTCGTCGTGCACCCACGCCAGGAAAACGAAGTCGCCGTCCCAGCCGTGATTGAGGCCCGCTTCCATCAGATACTGCTCGGCGAGCACGACCCACTTCTTCGAGATGAGAGCGCCGTCGGACTGCAGCTTGAGGTTCAACGCCGAGTAGACCGCTCGCACCGTCAGCGGGCGCTTGTCGAGCCCGATCAGGAAGCCGCTCGCCGCCTGCTGCTGGATCGTCTCCACCGCCGTGCGCAGCGCCGGGAGACCACGCATCAGCTTGTCGCGGATGCTGCGGCCCAGCTCGCGCTGGCGATGCGTCGGCCAATGCGGCTCAGCGATGATGCCGATCTTCAGATCGCCAGCGCCGTAGAGCATGCCGTAGATGATGCGCTTGATGGTCTCACGCGAGGTGATCCCCGTCGAGTCCATGTTCACCTGATGGATGTCACCGCGCAGGATGACGTCGATCAGCGCGCCATCGTCGAACGGGCGCACGACCTCGGCGAGGCACCGGAACTCCAAGCCCGACAAGTCGACGCCGACCATCGTCCAGCCGGGCATGTGGCGGACGGTGAACAGGTCACGGCACTCGTAGCCGTACTCACCGTCGCGACCCTTCTTGACGACCTTCTTGCCGTCGATCTTCTCGACGACGACAGCCGGTACCTGTCCGAGGTTCGGACCGACGTGCGCGCCGCGTCCCGAGACGGTTCCGCCGACATTGTAGTAGCAGTGGAGCCGACCATCGTCCTCGTCGATCTCGTGTTGAGCCAAGCCTGCGCGCCGTTCGAGAGCTGCCCGAGGATTTTCTGATGGAACAGAATGTCCGCGAGCACGCCCGCTTCTGGGATGCGATCCTTGAGCTTCTGCAGCACGCTGTCGTCGACTGACGGATTGCCGTTCTCCGTGAAGTCCTCGGGGCTCCACTGGTGGATGACGGTGAAGCGATCGATGATGTGCTGACGCGACGCTGGGTTGAAGTCCTTGCGAACGATCTTGCAGAACGGCGATCCGATCGACATGTCGCCGAGCTTCTGAGACTTGCGATTGATCTTCGGGAACGTGATGTCCGCCCAGATCGCGCGCGACTCATCCTCACCCCACTCCGTGTTGGGCGCGGCGTACGTGATGTTCTTGCCCTCGGGGATCGGGGCATTCGGATAGAGCGGACGAATGATCTTCTTCTTCTCGGGGCCGTACCAGTAGCCGTAGCGAGCCTGCGCCTCCTTGACGAGACGAGTGAACTCAGCTTCGAGCTGGTCGCGCAGTTTTAGGGCCGCCGCCCTGTCGAAAGGGAAGCCGTTGCGCTCCATGTAGCCGGTCAGATCATGGATGTCGTGTTCGAGCTGGGGGTCCCAGCCCCACTTCTCCAAGTCCTTCATGAGCCCGGCCCAGAGGATCGCGGTGATCTCGACGTCGCGAACCGCGTAGTCCTCCATCTCCTGGTTCCACTTGGCCCACGGGTCGAGACCCTTCGCCAGCATCTGCTTGGAGTAGTCGCCCTTCGCGAGCCCGAGGCGGTAGCCCCACGCGTCGAGCGAGTGCGAGCCGATGAGCTGGCCCGGCAGAACGCCCTTGCGGTTGAGCACGAAGTCGCGCTGCTTGATCTCGGGGAAGAGCACGCGAGACAGGACGAGCGTGTCGACGGCCTTACCCTTGGGATTGTACCAGGGGTAGATTTTCTTGATCGCCAGCTCGTCGAACCGGATGATGTTGTGACCGCCGCGAATGTCGGCCTCTTCGAGGCGGCGGATGCCCTCCTCGATGTTGTCCATCTCGTCGTTCTTGCGATACACGTCGATCGTGTTCCCCTCCGCATCCTTCATGATGAGGAGGTGGATACGCGTCATCTTCTTCAGGAGACCGTCAGTCTCCAAGTCGTACAGAATGGTCGTCATTACTTCCTCTTCTTCTTGCGATCCATGTAGTCGGCAGCCGACCACGCGCCGTCGATCATCGTGACGAGCGTGCGCTTGCCGGATGCGTAGGTGACGATGTGGGTGTGGGACCACGAGGAGAGGCCGCCACGATTGTATCCCATGTCGAGCTTGCTAGACGTGCCAGCGCAGTAGACGCCCTCGTAGATGCCGCACGAGTGCGTGTGGCCTACGTTGACTTTCGGGCCCATCTTCGCGAACGACAGCATCGAGCCCCTGGCGCCGTTGGCGCCGCGATGGCCGTGCAGGCCGTTCTCGATGTCGCCACAGATGCGGAAGCTGTCGCTCTCATCCAGGAAGATGATCTCGCGCAGTGGCAGAACCTGTTTGCACGCGTACTCGAACGGCGAGAACGGGTCCTTGTCGTCGAGGATCGCCTCGTACATCGCGGTCTGCATGCGCAGGAAGAACAGCGCGTTCGCCGGGTCGTTTCGGTAGTCCCCTTCCTTCAGCCAGCGACGCAGCATCAGGTCGTGGTTGCTCTCGACGACGACGGTCTGACACCAGTCGCGCGACGTCGAGGAAAGGAACTCCGCGCAATTCTCGATCGCCTTCTCGACGCCGTCCTCCATATGGACGAACTGCGCGAACAGGTGATGCGGATCGCGAGCGTTGTGGTGGTTGCGCGCCTTGAAGTCGAGCGTGTCGTGCATGAACTGGTAGCTCGGCATCAGCCTGTCGAGCATACCGTTCGCTCCCCACGCGCCGTTCTGCACGTCGGGGTCGATCTGCTCCAGGTGGATGTCACCCCAGGTGATCGCCTCGACCCGCTGGTTCTCGTAGATCATTCCGCTGACGACGCGCGTGCCCAAGTCCTGGAACGCACCGCTGTCCTCGGCGATGATCTGGCGAACGAACACCTCGTCGTCGGGAGTGATCTCGACGATGAGCGCACCGATGACGTGGTGGAACTCCGCGCGGAAGCCCGCCGCCTTCGGGATGTAGTTCGTCAGCGACACCGCGCCGGTCGTGAAGATGTGCTTGGCGGGCTCGCGGAACATCGTCGCGACCGACCGCATGCACACACGAGGATGCGGGAAGACGCCCCACGCGCCGCGCGTGTAGGTCTCGAAACCCGAGAGCGGGTTCACCGACGACGGCGAGATGTTGACCTCGCCGCAGAACACGATGCCCGGCGCCAGCTCGACACGCTCGTTCGTCAGGTACGGAGCGACGCGCGCGTGGAACACCGCCTTGCGCTTCGAGTGGTCCTCGAAGAGGCTCTTATTGTAGGTGAAGCCTGCGATGAGGATTTCAGCGTCGAGGAAGCGCGCGTACGCCTCCAGGTTCTCGATGAAGCCCTCGTGCACCTCCGTTGTGTCCTGCACGGACGACAGGATGTAGCGCGTGATCTGCCCCTTGCCGCGCTTCGGCGGCTTGCGCGCGCTCAGCTTGTCGCGCCGCACGAACCGGGGCTCGGCGAACTTCTCGTCCTTGGCTTTCCAGTGAGCTTCCTGGAACGTGGTGCGGGGGATGCCGAGGGCGCGCGCAGCGGCGCGTTCCGAACCGTGCTTGCGCACAGCGCGGAGAATTTCCGGCCCGGTGAGATGCACTACCAGCGACTCCTTTCAATGCGGTCGTAGGCGAGCAGAAAGTCCTCCCGAGCCGAACGAGGACTTTTGTACCTGAGACCGATCTGTTTCAGCTTGGCCTGGATCGAGTAATCCTCGAAAAGCCAATCCTTTACGTTCTCCATAAACAATGAAAGCGACTTCTCTGTCAAGACGTTCCGCGCTTCGAAAAGCAGAACTTGCGAGTCCGCATTGTGCACCTCGCGCGCGTCGTCGCCCGACAAAGAAATATCGAACTTGGAAAGGATTTTCTCTTGAACCCGGTTTTCAAATTCGATATACTCTGGGAGCAGTCGTTTCAATGGCTTCGGAATGTCAGCCACATAGGCTTCGCTGCCATCGTGCAGCAATCCCCAGAGCCGATTGCCCGGCGAAACGACTGCACTCACCAACATCGAATGCTCGGCGACCGAAATGAAGTGGTCCGGGCTCTTGACCTGTCCATTCCAACGGCATTGCAGCGACAGGGCCGTCGCAATGTCGAGAATATCGACATCGGACGGTACCGCCGTATAAAAATCGAACTTCCTGCCACTCCGCACTTGTATCCAGGTCATTTCAATGATCCGATGTTCATGGCGCGAGCAATGTCCCGCTGGTTGCGTTCCAGGACATTCGACATGCGAAAGTCCAGACTGTCCTCGACGACGAGCCGCCAGATCGAGACCGGCTTCTCCTTCGTGACCGCCCAGGCGCGCTCCTCCGCCTGATCCATCTCGGACGCGATCCAAGACAGCTCGGTGAAGACCACGTCGTCGGCGATCGACAAGTCGACGCCCTGCCCCATCGCGACGATGTTGCCGAAGATGAGGTTGCAGGACGGGTCCGTGTTGAAGCGGTGGATCGCCTCGTCACGCTTCTTCGACGGCGTGTCGCCGACGATGATCGCGCTGTTCGGGAACTTGGCGTGAAGCTCCTTCACGAACTCCCGGTGGTAGCCGAAGATGATCCCCTTCGGCACTTGCTCGACAAAGTCTTCGAGCCAGGAGACGACCATGGGGAGCTTCGCCATTGCCAGCTCACGGCGAATGGTGGCAAGGTTGTTTCCGCGCTCGATCTCGGACAGCACCTCGTCTTCCTCGGCGGTAATGCCGAAGCGATCGATCAGAACTGCTGCCTCCTCGGGAGACATGAACTCGCCTAGGCGCTCTCGCATTGCGGTGACAGACGCCACCGCCTCGTCCTCGGCACGGATGATCTTTTCGAGCCCCTTTTTCGGGAGCACGATCGTCATGCGCTGGGGCGGAAGCTCCTTCACGACCTGATGCTTTTCGCGTCGGATCATGAAGCGCTCGCGCATCAAGCGCTGCAGCTCTTCGAGATTGGAAGCGCCCGATGTGTCGATGCCGAAGGGGCCGCGCTTGGCGTCGCAATACCGGCGGACAAAGTGCCACCAGTCCGCGCCCAGGCCCTTGGGATCACAGGCCTGGACGATCGGCCAAAGGTCGATCGGTCGCTTGTAATACTGGGTTCCAGACAGGAAGATTTTCCGCTTGGCGCGGATCGGCTTGAACTGGCGCTGGACCTCGATCTCACCCTTCTTGCCTTTGGCGCCGAAGACGCACTTCGTCCGCGCCGCCTTCGGGTTGCGAAGGTAGTGACTTTCATCGCAAATCAGGACATCCCAATCAATGGAGTAAATGAACTCGCGGTGATTGATTAGGATGTCGTAGTTGATGACGGTGACGTCCGCGTAGGACTTTGTCTCCTTGCCGTAGACGACGCCGACGGACAGCTCCTGGTGCGCCGTCCAAAGCTGCCACATCCGCATCCACTGCAGCTTGACGGTCGCCGGACAGATGATCAGGACGCGCTTGACGTCGGGGATGCACGAGCAGACGCCGATCGCCTGCACGGTCTTACCGAGGCGCATGGCGTCGCCGATGAGCACCGCGTCCCGAGACAGGCCGTAGGCAACGCCTGCCTTCTGGTAGCCGCGATAGTCGAGCGTGAGCCCGGGAGGCTTGGGGATGTCGATCTCGGCGTCGAGCGCAAACGAGTCCGCGATCCGTGCGGCCCGTTCGGCTGCGCGTCCCTCGATCTCTTTGCGAGCCTGCTCGTCACACGCATCGATGTGACGGAGAACTACGCCGTCGTCGATGGCGATGAAGCCCTCGGCGCGGCGCGCGAAGCCCTTGAGAGAGAGCGGACCCTTCCCTGGGAACCGCGCGATAAATTTTCCCCCCTCATAGGTGATCTTCATCATCTAAGAGGGCGGGCGGGTCAGCACACCCGAAGGCACTGACCCGCCCTGACGCTGCGCCTCCAGGGAGGCACCAACTCGGCGCAGCGTTGTCCTTATGCTCCTTTCAGTTTCTGCAGCCAGCCCCACAGCGTGGAGCGAGCGATGCCGGTCTTCGCAGCGAGCTTGCGCTGGCTGCCAGCTTCATCGAGAGCCTTGGTCAGCTCGTCGGCCGACCACTGCTTGCCGTCGTACTCGAAGACGAAGTCGGTGGCTTTCGGCTCCTCGACCTGCGGAGCTGGGTTGATGTCCGAGATGAGTTCATCGACGATCTTGTCGACCATCTCCGGGATCATGCTCTCCTCGGTCTCCTCGTCGGGATCGTCGTCGGGATCGTCGTAGCCGTCAGACGGCTCCGAGAGGTTCGCGGGCGGGACAGGGTCCATCAGGCGCGTGTCGACCTCGATCTTGCCCGTGTACTCGTCCGAGGACACGATCGCGATCGGCGTGTAGAGACAGGCGCGTCCCTTGCCGTTGTAGTCCTTCGGGCAGCAGACGACGTCCACGGGGTCGATCTTGAGCAGCAGCAGCTTGTTGCCGGACAGCGAGGTATGGACGTAATCCCAGCCCGCGAAGTGGAGACCCGTCGAGCAGTGATTGTCCGGGTTGGGATCGCACTCCTCGCGCGGCATCGAAACCGGCTTGCCGATCTCGTGCAGCGTCCTGCCGTCGTGGCGAGACGTCATGTTCTCGTTCACGTACTTGTAGGCCAGGAAGTGGCCGTCAGACGTGATCGGCATGTCCGTCTCTTCGAGCCAGCGGAAGAGCTGGTCCCGCACCGCCTTGTCCGGGTTCAGGCCCAGACGCTCGGTGAACCGGCAGAGGGGATCGATGTCGAAGCCCTCGGCGTGGTGCTGCATGATCCGCGTCGCCAGATGAGCGTGGACCGGCTCGCCCTTGAAGAAGACGCCGCCCGCCTCGGTGATGACGACGCTGCCGTTGGTGAGCTTGGTGATATGGCGCGGGAAGTCCAGCCACTCCG